CATTGCAACTACTCCGATTGGTTGTATTTGGTTAGAAAGGCCCTAGTTTACCTTCACGTGCTAGGGCTTTTCGCTTTATTCTTCTGATTGGTAATTATTGCCAAATTTAAACGGAACACCAACATCATCAATACTGCTTTTTAATAAAGTAGCATCTGCGCCTGGTGTTAACGTTTTAGACTGGGATTTAGCGGTAACGGCATCTTTATAAAGCTTGTTTTTTGCCCGTGCTTCATCCAATTTCAACATTTCACCCAAATCCATAGTGGATTTTTTAGGGTTTAAATCAACGTTGAAAGTAGTCATAATTAATCGTCTTTATCTTCAGATTTGTAAGCATCACGTGTATGTGTATAGCAAACACCAGCAGTACGGCCAGTATTGAATAAACCGTCTTTACCAGTCATATCTTCTTTGCCCATTGCTACGCCGCCAACGATTTTACCCATGCGTTCACCAGTAGTATCAGATGAATCTACACCTTTAGGCATTGTTTCGCCTGATGCGCCTTTAGTACCCTTCATTGAATCCATTTTGCCCATGTTAAGTTCTCCTATGTGATGGGGAATTACAAACTACATTTTCCGCTATTTTACTACCTTGTCAACTATTCCCGTGAATATTCACGAACCTTTTGTGGTTCAAAAGATATACCCACACCTTTTTGATTAAAGTACCCTTCGTAACCAGCTTCACGCATCATGCGTTCCATATCATTGGATTTACCGGCTACGTCCAAATTTCCATGTTTATCACGGTTATAAACAGTTGCCATTTTAATAATGCCGGCTGGATCATTTTCAGTATCGTAAAAATTGTTTAAATCAGCTTCGTATTGGCTTTTACCTAATCCTGGTTCACGCATCCCTGGTTCATTATAAAAATAGGTACGTTCCTTAATTGATCCTGGAAGGGCCAATCTTTTAGCTTCTGCGCCCCGAATTCCATAACCGTATTTGGTTGGATCAGTTTCTTCAAGGTCTGTTTTGTTTGAATAATGATAGCCTTTGTGGCTTATACCGTGTTCAGGATATAAATTAGCTTTGATGTATTCAGGCATATTGCCTTTATAGCCAGGTTCAAGCATTTCAGGTGGTAAAGCTACGCCTTGTTGTTTAGCGTATTCCCATTGGCCGCCCAGGTCACGCAATGCTTGATCATACTTTTCAGGGCTTTCGCCTTCACGAATAGCTTTATTCTTTTGCAAACGCAATGAACTCATTTTTTCAATAAGGTCAGCATTTTTACCGGAATAGTTAACAAAACTGTTTTGGCCCCTGGTTTCAGCGGCGGCCGCTATCCTGGCTAAAGGGCTTAATGTTTGGGAATGGGCACCATATGCAAGTTCTTCACCTTTACGGCCAAACTCTGAACCGGTGGTGCCGTGGCCCAAATAATCATGGACGGCTCTAAACTTTTCATTACTGTTTAATCCATAGTGCGGATCAAATTCATTTAGTAAAGGATGAACGTCACCGCCCCGAAATGTATATAAATGCTGGTTTACCAAGGCATCTTGTAGCATTTCTTTTGAATTTAAATAATTGGCATCGCCCTGGTGATACGACAATTTCATGCCACCCTTAACCATGTCATCAAATTGCTGGTCAACTTCTTTTCTTAATTGGCCATAAGATTTGGCTACCAGGTCATCATAGCTAGTAATACCTTCTTTTTTCATCAATTCCGGGTGTTTAGCCTGGTAATCAGAAAATATGGCATCTTTTAGTTGTGGCGAAACTTCTTCTTTAGTTAACAAATCATAAGCTTTAGCAATTGAATGTTGCTTCTGAATAGATGATTCAGGCATATCTTTAATAGCGTTTAAATCAAAATCAGGATTATGCTTTTGCGCTAATGCTAAAGCTTTGTTGAATTTTGGATTGTTTAAGTTGGCGTTGATGAGTTCGGTTTGTGCCGCAAGTTCAGCCGGATCGCTTCTTCGTGTGATTCTAGCGGTGTCCTCAATAATTCCGCTTGATATTCTTCCTTGGTCATTTGCCCCGGTAATCCCAAATCTTTCAAGATTTGATTGTGGTTCTCCCACCCTTCTGTAATTTCCTTCATCTTTATATCCTTTTATGTCTAAACTTTGTGATGGTTGATTTATTAATTGGCCGTTATCACTAATTACGTTAGATACGTCCGGGTGAATATCTAAACCATGCTTTTCAGGTGCATATTGGTATGGATAATGCTGGCGTAATTCTTCCGGCGATAAATCTAATCTATTCTGTACCATCCTAGCTTCCGCTTCACCGGCCAGGTTTTTATACATTTCTTCTTTTGTATATGGAAAAGCCCGATTACCACCCAAACCATAATCTTGAACTATTTTTGTAGCCATTTCTTTTGGCCAATAACTTCTATCTGCAATATGTTCGTAAGTAAAATCTGTTGGCCTGTGCATTTCAGGTGAAGTTTCGTACAACTTTTTAATTTTTTCTATTGCTTGTTCATCCGTTAAATCCGGATTACCAGCTTTCATTCTATCAAATATGTCACGTGCTTGTAAAGTTTTCTTTAGTTCTTGCGCTAAAGATTGATGCGTAAATTGATCAGGATTACCACCCCTGTTAAAACCTTCTTTAGCTTGTATTGCATGGGTTAATTCATGCAACATTGTAGAACGTGCTTCTTCCGGTCTTAATGATTCTGACAATGTAATAGTGTTTTTGCCATGGTTATAACTACCACGTTGGCCACCATGACCGCTACCAACTTCAACTTTAATATCGCCTAAATGCGGATAAGCTTTTAATAGTTCAGGGTGATCTAATACGTCTTTTACTGTTACCGGTGCATTGCTTAAACGCCCATGTTCTTCTATTTTTTGCATCCTAAATATATCGTAATCATTTCTTTCTGCATCAGTCATTTCATGCAGTTTTGGTGGGCTACGGCCATATTTAGCTTCTTCAGCTTTTATTAAATGAACTGATAAAGGGTCAATATCTTTAGCGGCTCTATATTGTTCACCAAAAGATATGCCTTTTTGCTTCATTTTGGCAAATTGATCACTTAATTCACTACGCCATTGGTTATCCAGGCCACGAACCATGCCGGTATCTTCCAATATCTTTGCCGCTGGTACGCCTTTAGCTTCCATTTTTCCAGCTTGGAACGCCATTTCAGGTTTCCATAGCGCAGATTCAGGCCCCATGATACTTGCACCAACTGGCATACCTTTAGTAGCTTTAGCGGCACCAACTAATGGCAATGCAACATTGGTAGCTACGTCAAAAGTAGGTTCAAAACGTCCTGTTTTCCATATATCAGCACGGTTTCCACCAGTTTTAACTACTTCACTAGGGTTTCGCACGGGGTAATCACCCTGGCCCCAACGTTCTATTTCTTCCGGGGCTTTTCCTAAAATAAATTCACCTAAAGTAGTTCCACCAATTAATGGAACGTTTTCTTTAACGTAATATTGATCAGCATAATTTTTAGCGATCTTTAGCATTTCCCCAATTTTTGCTACGTTGGGGTTTACGGTTGGAATAGGACCAACGGTGCCTAGTTCGTAATCATCTGCCATAGTTAATTTTAAATCACTTCAATCATTACATCAACGCCGCCACCCTTACGAATTGCGCCACGTTGAATCATTAGTATGTCTATTTGCCCATCGTTATCATAAACACCGGCATCTTCTAAACCGTCTAAAACGGCCTTTAGGCGGTTATCAAGATCAGTTACTACCTTTGACCGTGGATATAGCCACAACGTCACCTCTAGCCGTTTATCGCCAAATTTGGGTATTTTTTGTTCAAGAACACAAGCCCATACCGCTTGTTTAAATTCCCGGCCGGCCTGGCTTAAAACAGTATTACCCCTAAAGTTGCGCCAATATGTATTAACGCTGGGTGGATAAGGTAATTTAATTATTGTCATTTAAGATTTCTTCAACTTTTTCGTGCAAATCTTCTTCACTCCAACCCCAGTATTTTTGGAATCCACGGTGGCCAAGGGAATGAACGCTGGTATTTCCAAGACGGTGGTGCCACATACACAAGGGTATAGTTTTGGCGGTTTTTCTAGGCTGGCCATGTCTGCGTATATGATGGATTTCCACGGGCGTATCGGTGTCATTAATTCCATTCTGTTGGCACAATATGCACCCCAATCTTGCCAATTTAGCATAATGATCTATTTCCGCTTTAGTCATCTAACCAATCATCCAATGTTTTTTCTTTAGGTGGCGCAAATTCATCTATTAAATCGGATTGTGGCACAAAGAAAGCCCATCTATTGGTTTGTTGTGGATCACTCCAATATTTTTCTTTTTTAGCATCCCTGGCGTACATATAACCACGAATGACATAGTTACCTAAAATTCCTGTTACTAGGTAATACCGCTTATCATCTTTATCAGTAGGGTGAACAATTAATTTTCCATGCGCTAATGGAGTTTGCCTTACTTCATACGGCCCAACGTCATCTGTGCCATAGCTTCCTTTACCCCAAAATATGCCAAAGTGTTTAGCAATAACTATTTCACCCAACGCACCTTCAATACCCATTTGCCAAGTTTCTGTATCCCTGGCACCGTATC